GCATCTTGTCTGTGCAAACCGTTCAATTCTCCGCTACCATGACCTCGGGCGTCATGAACTTGGTGCTGTGCAAACCCCTGCTCACCTTGCCCATCACCACGGTGGGCGTGGCTTCTGAGCGCGATCTGGTCAACCAGCTACCATCTATGCCCCGTGTCTATGACGGTGCCAACCTCCAGTGGCTGATGTATGCTGGCGCAGCTACTCCGGTAAACAGTTCGTTCTTCGGCCACATCGACTCCGCTTGGGGCTGATATGCTGATTGGCAACTACTCTGTCCTACAGAAAGGCCCCGGCAGGTTTATAGCCGGGTCTACCACATCGGTGGAAGGACAGGTACGTTCAAATTTCAGCAAGTCGGGCTCATACCGCAACCGCTTCTACGTTGACCAGACTACGGTGGCACTGTCTTTGTACGCCATACCCACTGGCAGCTATCCAGACATTGCGTGGGTTCTGCCGCAGATTTCAGGGCAGATTGCATCGACGCAGCCAATCCAAGGCGCAGGCTCTGCCACAGTGACCTTAGCGGGTGGTTTAAACGCAGATGCAAGTTTGACCGGCGCGGGTGACATTACCAGTGCAATTGCCCAACTCATCATCAGCATGGCGGCAAACCTTGCGGGTGACGGCACAGTATCAAGTGCTGACCTGCGGGGATTCTTGCAGGCAGTAGCCAATCTCTCAGGCTCTGGCGACCTTACCGCAACAGCAGCAGCTTTGGCTTGGATGCAGGCAGCTACGGACGGGTCTGGAACAATTACCAGCGCAACGCCATACGCTACTGGCAACTTGTCGGCGGATATCTTTTCTTTTAGTGCGTTGACGCCTGAAGGCATTAGCAATGCGGTGTGGGCGCAAATTATTGAGGCGGGGTACAGCGCCAGCGATTTGCTGCAACTGATAACAGCATCAGCCGCCGGAAAGCTATCTGGCGCACCTGGCAGTCCAATTCAAATTACTGGCGTTGATGGCTCAACTGTCCGCATCAATGCTACTGTAGACGGTGTTGGTAATAGAACAGCGGTAACGTACAATGTTTCCTAAATCGTACTTTGCCAGCAGTTATTTTGTCGGATATTACTGGCCGCCAACTGAAGATGGGCCTGTTCCGAGTACGCCGGATCAACTGTTGATCATTTTGAGGTCATTTACTGACCGGAGGAAATTCTAATGTCCATGAACCTAAAAGCCATTACGACCCGTCTTGGCTACCAACAAATCACCAGCCTGTCATCGGCTGTTAGCCTGACAGTACCAACCCGTGACCTAAACGGTTTGGCTTGCCGCCCAGCAATTGCCATCATTACACCCCTAACGGCTGCTGTACGCTGGCGCGATGACGGTGTTGCTCCCACGGCAAGCGTGGGTATGCCATTGGCGGCTGGTGTGACGCTGCAATACGACGGCGACCTGACTCAAATTCAGTTTATTCAAAACGGCGGCACTGCCGAATTGAACGTCACCTATTACACCTAAGAGGCTGCATCATGAATGTCCACGGCGATACCGGGAACATAGATTCCGCAAAATTCCTTGAGTACATCGTTAACCAGTTTCCTGGTGATCTGAAGTCAATGGTTGAGGCGCGTGATGAACTCGCCAAGCGCCAAGGCGCAATGAGCGCGGTGGAAGCTGCCGTTGCTGATCGCGCAGCCGCCAGTGCTGCATTGGAATCCGCCAAGGCAGAAGCTAAGGATTTGTTGGCCGACGCCAAGGAAAAGAATGCTGCTGCTACGGCCAAGGGCAAAGAGTTGGATGCTCAAGAAAAAGCATTTGCCGCCCGTTGTGCTGACATGGAAGTGGCTTTGCAAGCTAAAGCTGATGCCGTTGCTGAACGTGAGCGCCGGGTTTCTAGCAATGAAGTTTCCCAGGCTGCGCTCAAAGACAAACTTGAAGAGCGTTCTGCCCAGCTAGATGCCGACCGTGCGGTTCTTGATTCTCGCGTCAAGGCATTCCAAGACAAAGTTGCTGCTCTCAGCGTTTAAGGGTAAATCATGACCGCACTTGCCACGCCACCCAAACTCCAATTTTTGGACGCTAACGGTGCGCCGTTGGTAGGCGGCAAACTGTACACTTACGCTGCCGGTACAACCACGCCATTAGCCACCTACACCGATTACGGCGGTGGGACTGCCAATGCTAACCCCGTTATCCTAGACAGCCGTGGCGAGGCTTCTGTGTGGCTTGGCTCGGCCTTGTACAAGATGGCTCTGTACAGCGCCACTGATGTGCTAATCTGGACGGTAGACAACATTGGCGGGTTTGCTACCTTGGCGCAATTGGCAGCGTCTGGCGGGTCTAACTTGGTTGGGTTCTTGCAAGCAGGCACCGGAGCCGTGGCTACGACTGTGCAGACGAAGTTGCGGGAGAATGTGAGCGTGTTGGATTTTGGGGTTAATACAACCCCCGGCACCACTGACATGACGGCAGCTTGGGGAAACTGGCTTAGTGCTGCTGGCCCCAAGGTAATTCCAGCGGACTCTTATCTTGTCTCTGGGGTTGTTAAAAAATACACCACCCCGACGTTCGTAAACACAGCAGATACAAACCACGCAGCGGGCTTGTATGCCCTTGAAAAAACCACCACAGGAAACGGAAATACAGCGTTTGGAAATTCGGCATCTGCTGCGGTGACAACGGGAAGTCAAAATACCGCAGTTGGAAAAAGCGCCCTTGAAACAATGGTCGCTGGCAATAACAACACAGCCATTGGATTTTCTGCACTTCGTTATGCAAATGATGCTGGAGCAATTCAAAATACTTGCGTTGGGTCGATTGCTGGTGGGGCAATAACCACCGGAGCCAACAACACGGCGACAGGGCACAACTGCCTTTTCACGCTGACAACGGGCGATTTTAATTCTGCCACGGGTCAAGGTGCATTGGCGTACAACGTAACTGGTGATTACAACTGTGGTTTTGGATACCATTCTTTGTTAAATTACACCGGAAGCAATGGTTGCGCGTATGGCGTTGAATCTTTGCAGGCTTTGACCACTGGCACCAATAACACTGCTTTTGGTTTTGGTGCGCTAAAAAGTGTCGTTACTGCTGCTTCCAATACCGCATTTGGATTTTCCGCTGGTCAAGTCATTACTAGCGCTCAGAACACTTGCATGGGCGACAGTGCCTTATTTGCAACAACCACAGGTGCTGCTAATACAGCCTACGGCTATAACGCATTGGTGGCAAACCAAACTGGCGCAAACAACACCGCCATCGGCGCTCAAACGCTCATATCTAACGTGTCTGGAAGCCGAAATGTATCGCTAGGCCGTGTGACTTTAATCAGCGCAACTGGCGATGACAATACCGCCGTTGGAACAACAGCACTTAACGCTTGCACAACGGGAATTGCAAATACCGCTTTAGGTGGTCAAGCATTGATAGCTCTTACGACCTTTGATAATTGCACAGGGTTGGGCTTTAACTCAGCAGTTACCGGAAGCAATCAAGTTCAGTTGGGCGATTCCAGCACAACTACTTATGCCTATGGTGCGGTGCAAAACCGTTCGGACAATCGAGATAAAGCCGATGTTCGCCCAACGATTCTTGGCCTTGATTTCATCAATTCATTGCGTCCAGTTGATTTCAAATGGGACTTGCGTGAAGACTACTTTGTTGAAGAAGAAGTGGACACTGGACTTTTTGACGAGTTTGGTAATTCAATATTTAAAATTGTTCGCACCCGTGTTGAAAAAGACGGCAGCAAAAAGCGCAGCCGATTCCATCACGGTTTGATTGCTCAAGAAGTTAAAGCGGCTTGCGATGCGGCTGGTGTTGACTTTGGTGGCTATCAAGATCATTCACTTAAAGGTGGTGAAGACGTTTTGTCATTGGGTTATGAAGAACTCATTGCGCCTTTGATTAAAGCAGTTCAGCAACTTTCAGCAGAAGTTGTTGAGTTGAAAAGCAAATAACCGTACCAGTTCGGACAACTGGAAACCTTAATGTTTGACTGTATCGTCAGGCTGGAGCGTGCCACCGGCTACGGCGGCATCACATAACACAACACCAACTCATTAGGGAGGCCCATGACAACACCAGAAGCAGGCCAGACGATGACATCAACCTATGAATCCGACCGTCGCCGGCCTAATCCTATGACCATCCTCCTCCAACTCCTAAAATCCCGCACAGCGCCATGACCCACACCGCCACCGGCCTAATCCTCGCGTATATGCGCTTCTGCGGCTTCCACGGCTGGACTTCGTTCTGGGGCGCCATCTACCTTGCCCCCGGCTACGAGATGCACCAAGCCCTGATCCGCCACGAGCGCAAGCACCTGGAGCAGATGCAGCGCGACGGCAAGGTGGTCTACCTCATCAAGTACAGCTATTGGTTATTGCGTTATGGGTATCAAAATAACCCATATGAAATTGAGGCTCGCGCAGCAGAATGATTTTTTGGCATAATAGCCCCGTACTGGCTCGGTAAACCAGGGAATCTCAGGATTCAAAATGTCAGAAGTAGAGCAATCAGCGGAGTTAGCCCCCGCGCCGGAACTGGAAGCCACGGCGGCCACACCAGAACCTGTAGTTGAAACGCCGGAAGTTGAGGCTCCCAAGACATTCTCGCAAGAGGAACTTGATGCCGCAATTGGAAAACGTCTCGCAAGAGAGCAGCGAAAGTGGGAACGAGAGCGACAGCCTGCGCCACCAGTGGCAGTGGACTTACCTCCGCAAGATCAGTTTGAGTCGGTTGATGCTTACGCAGAAGCCAAGGCTTATAAGCTGATTGAGCAGCGGGAAATCCAGAAACAGCAAGCTGAGATTCTTGATAACTATCATGAGCGTGAAGAAGCGGCTCGGTCTAAGTACAGCGACTTTGAACAAGTTGCCTACAACCCGAACCTGAAAATCACAACCGTGATGGCGCAGACGATTCAATCGTCGGATATTGGGCCTGACTTGGTTTATCACCTTGGCTCAAATCCGAAAGAGGCAGATCGTATTTCTCGACTATCGCCTATTTTGCAGGCAAAAGAGCTTGGACGGCTTGAGGCTAAGTTAGCCGATAACCCCGTTCAAAAACGCACTTCTGGTGCGCCTGAACCGATTTCACCAGTCACCGCCCGAGGGGTGGGTTCTGGGTCTTACGACACGACTGATCCACGGTCTACCAAGACCATGACAACCAGTCAGTGGATTGAGGCCGAAAGAGCAAGGCAAGTGAAAGCGCAACAGGCGCGTAAGTTTTAATTTTGAAAGGTATTTAAAATGGCTAACTCAATTCTCACCATTGACATGATCACAAGGAAGGCTTTGGAAATCCTTGAAAACAACCTTGTGATCACCCGCAACGTGAACCGCCAGTACGATGACAGCTTTGCTGTTAACGGTGCCAAGATTGGTTCTACCCTGCGTATCCGCCTGCCTGACCGCGCTTTGGTCACTGACGGTGCCGCCCTGCAAGTTCAGGACGACAACGAGCAGTTCACGACCCTGACCGTGGCAAGCCAGAAGCACATCGGCGTGAACTTCACTTCCGCTGAACTGACCATGCAGATGGACGACTTTGCAGACCGGGTACTGAAACCCCGTATCTCGCAGTTGGCCTCCAGCATTGACGCAGACGTCGCCAACGCCTACAAGTCGATCTACTCGACTGTCGGCACTCCTGGCACGACCCCTGCTACTTCTTTGGTGCTGTTGCAAGCCCAGCAGAAGCTGAACGAAAACGCTGCCGTGATGTCGCCGCGCTACGCCACCGTCAACCCTGCCGCCAACGCTGGCTTGGTTGAAGGCATGAAAGGCTTGTTTAACCCAACCGACACCGTGTCACGCCAGTTCAAGAACGGCATGATGGGTACTGGTGTTCTGGGTTTTGAAGAAGTCAACATGAGCCAGTCCATCAAGGTTCACACCACTGGTTCGCGGTCTACGACTGACACGATCTTGGTAAACGGCGCTGTCTCCACTCAAGGCCAATCGACGATCAACCTTGACGGTGGTACTGCATCGGCTACGATTACTGTTGGCGATGTGTTCACAATTGCTAACGTGTTCTCTGTTAACCCACAGACCCGCGAGTCCACTGGTTCGTTGCAGCAGTTTGTTTGCACTTCTCTTGCTACTGCATCTTCTGGTGCATGGACGAGCGTTGCAATCAGCCCGGCAATCTACACCAGCGACAGCGCCTTGGCTACCGTTAACAGCTTCCCCGCTGACAACGCTGCCGTGACGTTTGTTGGTACGGCTTCTACCGGCTATCCGCAAAACCTGGTCTACCACAAGGACGCCATCACGTTTGCCACTGCTGACCTGTTGCTGCCCCAGGGCGTTGACATGGCCGCTCGCGCAAACCACAACGGCATTTCGCTGCGTGTTGTTCGTCAGTACGACATCAACAATGACCGTATGCCTTGCCGTATTGACGTTCTGTACGGCTTTGGTACCATTCGTCCTCAAATGGCCGCCCGTATCTGGGGCTAAATTGAATGGGGCTTCGGCCCCTTTCTTCGTAACATCTTTCAAAGGAAATTATCATGGCTCTCCCAAATTCTGGCGGTGGGTATCAGTTCACTGATGGCAACACCAATGAAATTATCATGGGCGTTCAAGCCGCCCCTCAGACAGCAACTGCAACGGCCACGCTGACCGCTGCACAAGTTACTGGTGGCATCTTGGTGGGCAACCCGTCTACCACTGCTGCTTCGTACACGCTGCCAACGGCTACGGCACTTGACGCTGTGTTCAACAACGCCAAGCCCAACAGCACGTTCCGCTTGGTCGTTATCAACCTGGGTACTTCCACCGGCCTGATCACGATGATCGCAGGCACTGGCATTACGACCGTGGGTAACCTGGTTGTTGCCATTACCGGCAGTGCAGCTGGTGTTGGCGGTGCAGCCGAGTTCTTGTTCCGCAAGACCGGCGATGCTGCTTACACGATGTATCGCGTTGCTTAAACCAAATGGGGGCTTCGGCCCCTGTTTTTAAAGGAACAATCATGACCTCTAATACCAAACCAATTGGTGTTGCTTTTGAAGACCAAGACATTATTGGGTCTAACTTTGTGATGTCTGGTGGCGAGTTGGGTTACACCGCAGAAGCAAGCGGTACAGTGACTCAATTGACAGACAAGTCTACAGGGGTAACTCTGAACAAGTCTGCTGGTCAGATCACACTGAACGGCGCTGCGTTGGCGAACATCACAAATGTTTCGTTTACGTTGACCAACAGCACAATCAGCGCAAAAGACGTTATTATTTTGAGCGTTTCGTCTGGCGCTACCGCTGGTGCTTACAACTGCTGGATTTCTAGCAAAACCACAGGAAGTTGCGTAATCACAATTCGCAACCTTTCTGGCGGCTCGCTGGCTGAGGCTTTTGTAATCAACTTTGCTGTACTCCACGTTCTGTAAACCAAATGGGGGTTAACCACCCCTATCTATAAATATGGTCATCTATCTACGTCACCCGGTTCACGGTACGAAAGTGGCTTGCGCTGAAAAGGAAGCTGACTATGACGAGCAAAATGGCTGGGTAAGGTATGATTTGGATGACGTTGAGCCTCCTGCCACGGTAAACGAAATGCGGCGTCCCCGTGGCAGGCCGCGAGTTGGAGTTGTTGAACTAGGAGCATAGGTATGACCACATCTGCTGGCGACCAGATAAACGGGGCCATGCGCCTGATTGGGATGCTTGCAGAGGGTGAGACACCTTCAGCGGCAGCGTCGCAAGACGCACTGTCGGCGATGAACCAGATGATTGATTCATGGAACACTGAGCGTTTGTCAGTGTTCTCTACGCAGGATCAAATCTTCACTTGGCCTGCAAGCACTTTAAGCCGAACACTAGGCCCAACGGGTAATTTTGTAGGCAACAGGCCGGTCTTGCTGGATGACGCTACCTACTTTAGGGATGCGGCTACCAACGTCAGCTACGGCATCAAGATCATCAATCAGCAGCAGTACAACGGTATTGCTGTCAAGACGGTGACTAGCACTTACCCACAAGTTATGTGGGTCAACATGACGTACCCCGACATTGAGATGTACGTCTACCCGGTGCCGCTGCGTCCGTTGGAATGGCATTTTGTTTCGGTTGAGGAACTGACCCAACCGGCAGTATTGGCGACTACGCTGTCGTTTCCGCCTGGTTACCTGAGAGCGTTTAAATACAACTTGGCCTGCGAGATTGCCGCTGAGTTTGGCGTCGAGCCAAGTCCGCAAGTGCAGCGAATTGCCATGACCAGCAAGCGCAATCTGAAACGCATCAATAACCCAGATGATGTGATGGCTATGCCTTATGGCATTGTTGCCAACCGTCAGAGATATAATATTTATAGTGGCAACTTCTAAGTATGTTTAATTTAGCGGTTATCAAATCTACCAAAAGGGCCGCTACGTTGGCCTTTAGGAAGATGCGTTCGCTCTTGCCGATAAATATTATGGGCGTGTTGAATATTTTGTTGATGGGTAAGCAGTTCCAAATTGTCAAGGCAGTTATTAACTCGGTTAAGGTCTTTATGGTTGATTTCCAATCGACCTTCAATAGGCCCAACAAAGGCTTCCCACAACGCTCTGTGAACCCCAACTTTGGTGTATTTTCCATTTTTACACGCAGAAAAACGCAAATAGTGATCGGAGCCAGCAGACGTTTTAACTTTTCTGTACGCAGCGTCGCCTTTCCAAGTTTTTCCATTTTTAATCATGCTGGCGGTGGCGTTGCTAGTGCCAAGAAATTCTGCAACTTCACGAAGCAGTGCGCCGTTTTCAAACATTTGTTTTGCAACGGGAATTTTTGCGGCATCAAGTTTTTTAGCCCTGCCAACACGACGAACATTAGCAAGATCACTAATTTCATA